ACCTCCTCATGCTGGGGTCCCCCCCAGCGCCCCCCGTTCTGTTAGAACGGAAGGCCTTTCCCTCGCTTTATGCTGACGGCGAAGGGTCGTCCACTATGTGTGAGGTGTTTAGGGTCTGAGCCTCGATCTAGAAGCTCTGTGACCCAACCCCTGCGGTCGATTTGTGCATAACGCACTTCCTCTTCCCAGGGTTCCTCAGAGTTTGCCTTCGGCAGACTCGCTCTTTGGAAACACTTCATTAGGGCGTGGTGGTCATTGATCTCATTTTGTGGGATCTTTGGCACCACTGCATAACCCTTGACAAAGGGGCAATGCAGTCGTTCATTCCAGCCGTCTATTTGGTAAAGACCGCTTTTATGAACACGACCTAAAATGGGGCTTGTGTCTTTGACCCACGGGTAACATCCATCCAGGATGTCGACCAATAGGTCATCCAGTCTGGACGCCAACTCCTCCATACCTGCTTTGTAAAACAGGTTACGAGTAGCTGACGTTGACACAATCTCATCCACATCGTGTCGTGACGTAGGGAGCCTTTTCCGGAATCGAACGACGGAAACGTCCATTCCTTTCCAGAACTCCTTACCGCAAGACTCTCTGAACGAACCAGTCCAGAAAGACTTGTTGCGATTCACTCGAAACCCTAGGGTCTCGAGCGCCTCGATCACGATTTCGGCTTTGTGCGTGGGGACAATAATATCATCCCCATACACGCGCACCTGATCCTGGTACTGCCTAAAGGCAGCCAGGGTGGGTCGGGTTTTCGATGCTCTGAACATCGCCTCAAAGGCTACGGAAGTAAAAACCATAGCCTCTATAGGAAATGTCATTGCACTGCCCATAGACGCAAACTTCCGGAGTTGATGAACATCTCCGGAAGGCAACTGGACGTGAGAGGACCTACATGCCTCGACCGCCTCTCCGAAAAGAGGAAAGTCTTGGATAAGGTCTTCAACCAACCAGTTTGGGACGCGATCGCTGGCATCACTCAAATCGAGTGTTGCCAACGAACCATCTTCGGATCCGATTTGAGCCATAGCCTGATTAGGCCATTGCTCCTCGAATCCAATGAAGTGCTTAGAGAGGGAATCCCTCTCCAGCAGATCACGCAATGGTACCGATATCGCCTGCTGTATATATTGCATCACAGTAGGCTCAATCGAGATCAAGCGTGGCTTCCCATGCGTCTTAGGGACGGCCGTCAGCTTCGCCGGCGGCTCGCCCTCGGGCATGAGGAACTTGGTCCAGAACTGCTCATCCCAGTACCTATAACTGGGGACGCCGTAATCCACGTAAGGAAACAGCGTTTCCAGCCTTTGGTGCCAGACGGGCAGAGTCCACTTTTGATTGCCGTAGAGGCTATCAGCAGTTGACCCTGGACCATGCTTTGGGCGCAGCTCTCCGCTATAGATCATAGCTTCGAGTTTTGTTAAAACACGCCCGAACAGGAGGTTGAAGACGCGTCGTGTATCAGCAAGCCTGGTCTCTCCCCTTCGGAAGAGATCAATTGGTTCGCTGGTCACTTTTCGTCTTCGTTCCGACCGAGTTTGTCTTGCTCGGCACGGTAACTCTCAGCAAGGCTTTCGAAGCGCTCGTGTTTTGCGAGTGCCTCGATGTCGCCGGGCAGACCATCGTCTTCCTCGTCCTTTGGACTTGGGTGGACTAGGTCTGGTCTGAGAGTCAAATCGACGCCCTGCATGAGCGTCTCCTCCAACTCCTCATCGATTTCAACAAATCGCGCGATCGCATTATCAATATCACGCTGAGCAGGTAGCTCTTTCTCTTTCGAGAACATCAAACAGAGTTGTCTGATGGCGTGGATCGCGTCGGCAGCGTCCTCGATCGCCCTCGTCTCGTTAGGGGTTATGTACTCCCTATCGAGCTTTCCCTCGATGCTATCTGACAAGATGTCAAACAGCGCCGGGGGGAGGAGATCTTGGACTGTATGCCGGACAAGGTTCGGCACTTCGCCCTCTGTGGCTTCATGCAGAAGCCATTCGAGGGCACCGTCCCATGTCGATTTGCTGATGACCCGGTCATCCGCGAACACAAGCTCCAGGAATCCACCCAAGAACTTGGGGATTCCGCCTCCAGTCTTAAACTGGAACAGGGTGCTTGAATCGTATGCTTCATTGTCTGCGACAAAAGAATCATCGCTAACAACAAAAACATTGCGATTCCGGCGGCCCCACCCAGTAAAACTGGTGGTAGGGATGTGCCCAGCCGCGAGAGAGCTTTCAAGCTCCTTCGCGAACTGGGGCAGGGTGACCTTGAAAAACGAGTCACCTTCTTGTGCTGCGCGGCGCACGCAAGTTTCTGCGTCGCGTGCGGTGTCAACCGAGCACTGGTTGCCGAGCTCTTCAAGAGCCGCCAACCAAATCTCGCTTCGGCCTTTCATATTCGTGCCCCTTTCTGGGGGTCGCGAACGCCGTCGCTGTCACCGAAAACCACAGATTACGACTCACCACCGACAACCTTGGTTAGGTTGCCGGCGACTGCCAGCCAGTCAACGAGGGCCTTGGCGTTAGCCTCGGTCTCCGCTGCCGTGAAGCCCACCGGAGGGTGGTCGATCACGAGGTAGGCAGACATAGAGTACTGCCGATTCACATCCGTCTGGAAGGGATCGGCAGCAGTCTTGGTGATGTCGAAACGAACAGTGCGCCTATTCCGCTTCCCAATCTGATGGGAAAGCTTCAAGGCGTGACCGGTAGTGGCGTTCTCAAACGCCCCAGACCGGTCACCGTACTGAACTCGAGGAAGGCTCTTGGCCGACCCCGAAACGGTCACTGACTGTGGTTCGGTAAACATGCGAATGCGATCTTTCTGTAAAAAGGACGCCCAGTCGGTTGACTGGACGGGTTCTACCCGGTCCTACAGGTACGTAAAACCGGTTCTTGCAAGCGGCATCTATAGCCACTTTGACACTCGACCAATGCCGAGTGCCGCGAGGATCGACCATTGCTTATCTGTTAAATCAGAATCAGACAGGCCGAATCCGTATGGAGTAGCATGTCTACGTTGGAGCGTGGTGCTAACCACGCGTCCTCCGTATGTCCTACTAACTTGGGACGAGCCAAATCTTACGTTGCCCGTCCACGAGTATTCTACGTCTTTCACTGTTGTGAACATGACATAGGCGTAGGGCATGACTAACGAGTCCCCTCTAAAGGCATCAATATTTCTATTGTATGCTCCAGAGGAGGCGAAGTAGTCGACAAGCCACGAGTAAGGAGTGAGTTCCCATCCCGTGCCGGTCAAGTTGTTCAAGGGGTTTACCCCGTACAACTTGTCCAGTCTGTCAAGCTCACCTAAACCACCTTCCCTTTTGGGGATGTAGTAGGTGAACGCACCAGAGAACGATTTCCACACAGTGGTTTTCGTAGTCACGGTACAGGTCCCATTCGATGAAATCCGGCTGGACGCGGGTCCTAACCCGAGCCCATACAAAGAGGCCGATGATCTCGTACTCTTTGAGGTCGTAATGACCGGCGGAACATCGAACTTGCGTCGAACGCGTTTGCCAGCATCCCGCTCATACTGATCAATAATCGCATCGCGATTCTTGACAGCTTTGCGGAAATCCTGTGCAAAACCAACGGTCGGAGATATCCCAAATTGATAATTGAGATACCGATCGCTGGGGGTCGCGCTGTCTTTGAGAGGATTTTCAAAGAATTTCCCCTCTGAGGCCAGCTCTGCCAGTGTTGTCGACAGATCTGCGACGGGATTGGAGGGTATGACCGAATTGATAACCTGCGTACCCCAAACATCCATTTCATTGGATGTAAAGGCATTAGGGACAAAACCCTTAATGTGCGCAGTCAGAGCAGTTTGGTCCTCCGGGTTCGGATTACTCCCTCTTGCCAGCTGGTGAATCTTTGATAATTCATTCGCTGGGGACGGAATAATTGTCTCGTACGACGGCTGTGTAGTCGTCGTGTTCGAGAACGTAACCGGAGCCCACGAATCCAAGAAAATTTCGATTTTGTAAGACTCGAAATCTCCTCCAATATCCTCAGGATGATTCTTCCTGCCAAGTAATTTGACAGGATTTTCTCTAGACATGATCGTCTGCGCCTCATTTCTGAGGTCCGTAACGAACCCATCACGGCCAGCCGTAGGCACGCCCAACGCAACGGAGCGATTAACAAACTCTTTCGAGCTCGCTCCTCGTTTGTTGCGATTCAAACGGGCGCGCCACAGGTATGGTCCTGTGACGAGTTGTTTCGGTTGCAGTCTCACATGTCCTCCATACAGAGTAAAGCTTAGCTGGTATTTCCAACTAGCTGAGCGGTGCTCGCTACACACCGCGGGTAGGCCCTAAGGGGCC